GCCCCTCCCTTGCGGTTCATGTACTGAGCCAAAATAGGCAGCATTGTCATGAAATTAGGGTTAACTGGTTGCTGTGGTGCCATACTCTATATGCCTTTCGTTACCCGAAGATGTTTCCGAAATTCATCCCACCGAGTTCTGCCTGGAGTTGTGCCAGTACATCTGGAGAGACCAGAGAGCCACCGCCTGCTGGAGCCTGTGGTGCGGCAGGTGGGTTTGGATTACCACCAGCAGCAATAATTTGATTTATCAAATCTTGCTGTCTGTTGCCTGCTGCAGACTCTTGCTCAAACCTTGCTTGGGCAATCTGCTGCTGTAGAGCAGCCATTGCCTGCTGTTGCTGGTTGGCTGCTTGAGACTGATAAGCAGCACGTTGCTGACCTAGACCAACATTGCCCATGTTCCGTGCCATCAACATTTCGGCAAGTCGTGACTTGTCGGACTGCTGTGAGGCACCACTCAAGAGTTTTACAAAATCATTGTATGCATTGGAACCCTGGTTAGCAGATTGCTGTTCTGCAGCAACCTGCGCCTGAACATCTGGACTTGATGCACCATACGCCTGCAAGAACTGTTCCATTGGATTTGTTACGTTCACAGTCGATGCAGTTAAATTGGCGTATGGGTTGTTTGGGTTGTCACGAAGATATTGGTCTGCAGCGTCGTAACCTTTGGTTAGTAAACCAGTTGCTGCGTCATAACCCTGTCCAATATTACCAACAGAGGTATCGTAAATATTACCAATGTTCTTTTCACCAGTCGTTTCCATTCCTGTAATAAGTTTTAACAACGCATCAATGTTCCCACGGTATCCACCAGTGTTTAACTGATTCTGCATTTGTTGAAGTGCTTGTTGTTGTTTCGCCAAAGCAGCAGCGTCTTGTTCTTTGTCGTAGTTGAACTTATCACGGTCAAGTTGTGCACCGAGCAATGCTGCTTTTTGCGCTGCGGTCATACCACCACCACCGCTTCCACCGGAACTACCAAGAAGTCCGAGTGATTGTTGAAAGGGTGTTGGCATTCCAAGTACTCCACCAACTCCACCTGCAGCACCAGCACCGCCTGCACCCAATCGAGCCTCTACTGCTGCTTCTATTTCTGCGTCACGCATTGCTTTGGTTCTATATGTTGTCGGAGCAACAGTCGGACTTAGACCGATTCTGTTCAAAGCAGGTTCACGGCTCATAGCGGTCATGGCACCGCCAACGGGTGGTTTTGGTGCGGTAGCAACAACTTGTCCTGCTGGTTTGCGATTAAGCAACGGCTCGTATGTACGAACCTTGCCCTTACCCATTGTGTTCGGATTAACCATTAGTAACCACTCCTTAGTCTCAATAATTCTGCTGCAGTTTGTTCTATCTCCCTAGCCTTCTCTGCTTCAAGGTCAGCCAAACTACCCCTGTAGCCAGCACCCAGTTGTGCCATTCCCAAACCGTACTGTTGGTCACTCTGTGCCATGTCCTGCCGTGCACGAGATTCAGACTTTATTCTATTCTTTGCAAACTCCTGCATCGCTTTATTAAATGCACCAGAACGAACATTTGGAGTAAGAAGACCACGTTCACCATAACCAGCAACAACCCTTGGAGCAGCCTTTTTGTATTCTTCTTGCAAATCTGCAAAGTTTCTAGCCTGTCCCTGTTTCGATATAAAGTTGCCGTATGTATTAGCAGCACCAGTTGCAGCGTAGTTCTCCATAAGACCACGGCGTCGTGCTTCAAACAAACTTGGGTCGTAAGCCATTATCTATCGTTCCTTTGCCTTGTGTACGCACTATTTTGTGGACGACTCTTTAGAGTCTCCACCTCTTTCTTAATATCCTCAATTGCTTCAACCAACGACAAAGTAATCTGACGGATAGCCGTAGCATCGACAGAAGACAGTGCAGTGATTGCAGGAATGTGAAGTGCTTCTTTCATCCAAATACCTGAACCGAAAGAATAACTTGGTCATCTTGTGAAATACCATTAGAAACAGTTGTGCTATCTAATTTTGCATAAGTAACAGAACCGTCAGCAATCTTGGTTGTTGTTACGGCATTGGTAGCAAGTTTTACTGCAGTAATTGCCGATGAATCAATGTTTGTTCCATCAGACAAACCATTGACATAGTTTTCAACGTCGTTAAAGTTTGCGTTTACTTCAGCGGCCTCAGCAATAGTTCCGTTAGTAAAAGTATGTGTAATTGTGATAGCCATTATCCAGTAACCTTTCGTGTATTAAATTTGTAAGCAATGCTGTCAATCCCCCAAAACAAACCAGTAGGACCAGTAAACAACAACTGAACAGCACGTGCTAAACCAAGATTTGAACCCCGCACAACCTGCGCACCTGCGGCCTGAAGACCCCATTTTCCAACACCCCAGTAGCCTTCACCCCAAAGCATTCCTGATGCTGATGCTTCTAGCGAAATATTGAAAGACTTTCTTTCGTTGCCCAAAGCCTCTTCAAAGTTGTGAAATACTTTGACATTTATTTGTCGTGCTGTATCTGTTTGTTTAACAACAAAGTCTGGTCTACGCCACATTTTCTTCATTGAATAAGAACGACCATCAACCCAACCTGTTCGATAATATGATTCAAAGTTTGATTCAGTACCACCAAGTAAATCCTTTTCTTCATCATAAACATCTATCTCAACAACACGAGGAATGTTCGGATGAATCATGAACGGCTTGGATTCACCAGAAGCATTAGTCCAATCGGTTCCACCGATTAGACCATAACCGTCTGCAGTCTTGTGGGCAACATAAGTTCCATTGTTGATTGTTGGGTCGTACACAAAAGAGATGGCTGTATAATCAACTGATGTTATTTTAGAAAATGGCATTGAAAGCCAAACACGGTCATTAACATACGAAACACTTATCTTGTCATCTGCTGTTGAGTTTATGTAACCATCTGGGTACATTGACTTTAAGTTTGTAAAAATATCAATTACTTGTGTTCCGTTATAGAAATACAATCCTTGTGGATGAGAAAAGAAGTAAACACCGTTTGGTGCAACAGCAACGTGCTCATGTTCTAATGCACCAAGTTGTGGTGACAATTGAACAACTCTAAAGTCTGTCGAGTCGTATCCATACACAACAAACATTGCTGTTTGTTTGAATACAACAAGTTGACCGCTAACTACAGCAAGGGCGGTAATTCCTTCTCCACCACCCTCGAAGTCAATATAATCATCTTGGTCCCAGTTGTCTGGGATTGATTCAAGTGACCAACGAACACGATTAGGATGTGCCACACCAGCCTCTGTTGTGTTCGCAACAAACATCTTGTTCGCATGAACAATAATGTGTTCAGCCGTTGGCATCTTATGTTCCGATGAAGTTGGTGAAGTCTGCCACGCATGGGGAGACGAACCAGAAGCAGTCAAAGCAGTAGCGTATGTATCCGTAGTAACCCAAGAATAACCACCACTACCTGCGGTACCAGTTGTTAGATACAAAGTCTTACCCCATGCAGCCATGCACGAACCATGGGTTTGTGCTGCAGTTACATCATTACCAGATGAGTACTGCAGAGTAGTGAAGTTTCCACCAGTTGACTTGTACACCTTTGTGTGGTTCGCCAACATCAAGTGCGGTGTAGCACCAGGAAACGCATACAGTTTGTGTGGGTTCCATGTTCCAGTAATTGCTGTTGAGTTTATCTCACGAATTCCACCACGAGTAAACAATCCACCACGTGGGTCAACCTCGACATTTAACATGTCGGGTGACTCATTGCGCTTCAACTGGAATTGGTCAGCCCGAAGGTTTAGACCACCAGTGAAGTCGTCGTAGCGTTCAACAGATACAGCACTCATTGTCCAAGTGTCGCCCCAAGCGTCTGCAACCAGCGACGCATAGTTGGATACTGTCGACCAGCAGACATAATAACCGGCTGTGCACTTGATGCTTTCATCAGGTCACGGCGAGCAAGTCCAACACCTTCTTCAAACGAACGCATGTACATAGCGGACAAATCAGAGTCTTCCTGACGCTGGTAAACCCGTGCAATCACAAAGTAAGGAAGCAGGGCATGGAACCACTCGTCAAGGTCAATTGCTTCGCTTGTGTTCGTTAGCCATGTATATACAGGGTTACGATAAGCACGAACAGTGATTGGGTAAATTGCATCAGGCTTGGCCCACAACTGCAACTTCTTATCCCAGAAAGAAAAGAAGTACGGTCGGCTGGGAACATCTGTGTTCCCAAGCCAAATCTCTTCAGCATTGTCATACGGAATCAAAGTTAACCGAGCACCCGAGGTGCTCGTATCAACAACAGAAATTATTTCTCGAATATCACCGATGGTAGAAATGGTGTATTCACGCTGGTTAGCGACCGTGTTGAATGTGTATGTCTCTTGTAGATACGGCCACCTGCGCTCAAGTGAGTAGATGCGCTGAAAGCCTTCACGAGCGAACTGGTCAACAATGCTGTCTGGAAGGTCGGTTTCGTCTAGGTCAACCATGTTCCTGACTTGTGTACGGAGTTGTGTAAGGGTAATGCTCATTTAGCCTCGCCTTTAGAACGTAGATGTCCAATACAGAAATCAGTGCCCCGTGCCTTCGGACCTTCACAGGTGTCATCGTTGGCTGTACAGCGATTGCGCCCAATATAGGGCGCAGAAGGTGGTGCCAGTTTGGCACCCGCTGTCGGGGCAAGTCGGATACCAGCCACGGGCTGTCCGTACATTGAATGTGCTAATTTGGCATTTTTCATATACCAATAGCCTTGTTTGTTACCTGCGAAGGTAACTAACAATTATTTATTCTTGTAAAGAGCCTTTACTGGACGCTTGTTCATATCCTGCGAAGCACTCTTGCCTCTGCCTGCTGCATTTGTCTTTGCACGACTTGCTGCTTTTGCACGACCAGCGGCAACTGCTTTTGCAGCAGCGCCACTTGACTTTGCTTTTGGCTTTCCAGATGCGGCACCTGGTTGAACAATGCGGCCTGAACGGAACATGTCTCCTGGCTTATAAGCGGCATCTTTGCCTGGTCCTTTGGCTTTAGCCTTTGGCATGCTGTCTGCACGACCACGACCCATACCTGCTGCAGATGTACCAGCCATTTTTGGCTTTACATAAGCCTTGCCGATTGCATTACGTGCAGCCCCACCAGTTGACCTGACCATTCGATTTGGATTTGCCATTAGTACATTCCTTTGCTAGATGATTTCATTTTTTTGGATGATTTAACTGACTTAGTTGACTTACCACCTGGGTAGGTAGAAGTCTTTGTTCCAGCCTTTGGAGTTGCACTCGCATGGCTGTCAAGAATTCGATACTTTACTGGCATGATTCTCCTTAAAGAAAAGGGGAGTGGAGTGTGGCCTCCACCCCCCGATTCAAATTACTTACTTAACTGCACCGCCAGAACTCTTGCGGTACAACTGGATTGCCGATGTCGAAGTTACAACAGCAAGGAAAGTTGCTGCAGTACCATCGAATACGGTCATCAATCCACCACTAGTGATTGTCCAACCAGTGTTGGTTGTAACAACGATTTCGAAGGACGACGCAAGGTTCACAATCGTGAACTCAAACGACGTACCCACGACTTCATCCGTCAACGCTGCAAGCACAAGTGCTGCAGTTGGAAGGGTGAAGGTTGTGTCTTCTGTTGGTGTTGCAACGAACAACTTGCTGTCAAGCAGTTGTGCTGCGGTTGGTGTTGCTGCGTTTGTTACTGCTACTGCCGTAACCTTTTCACGCTGTGCAACATAGTTTTCTAGACGCTTGCGTGTTACCGCACCGTCTGTGCTGTTTGCTAATAGTGGCATTTCATTCTCCTTTTAGGTTAGTTAACTTAGGCGGTCTTTGCCGTGAGTTTGCCCTGCTTGGCACGGTTACGTACTGTCAGGTTGCCGTAGCACATGATGAGCGCATAGCGAGCATCGGTGTCTTCTGGCTTAATGAACTCAGTCTGCGAGAACCACTTGTTGGAGTGACCAACCAAAGTGATGTACTTGCTGTTGAGGAAGTAGAACACGCCTGCGGTGCAGTGTACGTCGTACATTACAGGAGCAGCCTTGAACAACAGGTTCTGGAATCCAGCATCTGCAGTCTTGGTGTCCGTGTAACGGAGGTTTGGCTGAAGCAATGCTTCGTACTTCTCAAACAACGTCTGAGTTGTCAACAAGGTGTCTGGGTGGTCATTACCAACCGAAACGTTGTTGTACATCGTGGACATCTGAGCAAGAGTCAATGCAGTTGCAGTGTTCTCTTCTTTTGACTGCCAGTACGAGTAGGTGCTGGAGTTGATTCCACCAACGGTGTTGCCGGATTCAACCAAGTTGCCAAGGCCGTTCCAGTCTTTTCCGCTGTTGCCAGTTCCGTCACCGAAGAACATCTGGTTGAAGGATTCACGCATGGACTCTTCAGCCTGCATAATCTTTGCTTCCAAAAGGTTGATGATTTCTTGTTCGCCGTTGTTCTTGGCTTCTTCGATACCACTGATTGCGATAGAAGCAGCGTACTGCTTCCAGTCGTACTCAGCAGCCGAGATACCCTCTTGTGGGGTCAAGGCAAGCGAATCATAACCGCTGTATGAAGCAACAGTTGAGTTCTGACCGTAGATAAGTGGTTCAACAATCTTCGTACCGCCGTTAAGCATACGGATGCGACCCTTGTCCATCAAGGTGTAGGTGAGTGGGCGGGCAGTAAATACGTTGTCGGTCAATTGCGAACGGTAGTTAGCAAGGGTTGTAGACAGAAGCGCATCAAAGTTGGCGTTAGCCATGATATTTTCTCCTTGGGGTTAAATGCTAAACGCTATGTTGCCGTTTTGCGGCTTCGTAGGCATCTCGCAATGATGTGATTGGTTTAGCCGATACATCGGCGCTAGATGCTGATGAGCCGTTACTCACAACCGATGCTTGACGTTTTGCCTGAGTAACTTGTGTCTGTTCTTGAGCCTTCTTCTCACGAAGATGGCGAACAGCCAAAGCGTCCTCATACAACCTGTCAAACGCCACTTGCTTGTAAACTGCTTCCAAATCCGAAGAGCCAATGGCGAGAGCCTTGGCTACAACTTCATTGGCATCAAAATCCGAGCCGTATCGTGTTTGCAG